TTATGGACGCATTATGGACATTCCTGACACCGGGTTAAGAGTCACAGCATCTTGTAAGAAATCCGGTGCAAAGTGTGCGTAGGTCATAGTTTGCTGAATGTTAGAATGACCCAGGATGCGCTGCAATGTGATTATGTTACCTCCATTCATTATAAAATGTGTGGCAAATGTATGCCTCAAAACATGTACTGCTTGTCCGTCAGGTAAATCGGGTTTTACTTCCCGGAGAGCGTTACGCACTTTGTAGTAACTGGCATTAAAAAGCCTGCCTGAATTTTTGGTCTTGATCCGTTTAATCAGATCCTGCGAAACGGGAATTGTCCTGCGCTTTCCGTTTTTAGTTTTCATAAACGTAACCATCTGGTTAATGATGTGTTCAGCTTTTAAATTAGACACTTCACTCCAGCGTCCACCAGTAGAAAGGCAGACCAGCGTTGCATTTAATTCATCGCCATCAAGCATGGATAACAGCCGCGTAATCTCTTCACTGGACAAAAAAGCCATTTCCGTAACAGCTTCACGTAACCGCTTCACCTCACGGAACGGGTTGTGAGAGTGGTATTCACCGGCGTCAATTAACTTGGTGAACATCCCGCTCATTATTGCCAGATGCCGATTTACGCTGGCTGGTTTTAGACCATCGTTCATCATTACAACGCGATAATCAGTTATCGTTTTCTTTGTTAGCTGGTCTGCTCTGGACACTCCCATTTCTGCAAATTTGGCGATTATTGTCGTTAAACGCCCTCGTTCAATATCTCCACGCTCATGTGATTTTCCGTGATAGATCCACCATCTGCCTAATAACTCTGTAAGAGTTCGGCGGTCGGCTGGCTTCTCTAACCACTCTTTGTTGTGGTAGTTAACCAGCACATGACGTTCGAATGCCTGAGCTTCACCTTTAGTTTTAAATTTCCGCCTGATACGTTTTCCATCTGCACCCTGCGGTCTGACGTCCACTTCATAACGACCATCATCGAGCTTTTTAATAGACATAAAGCCCTCCGATGACGCTGTTTACTTTTACTACTTGAAAATTAATGCAATTTTCTATCGTACATTTACTGCACACATATGCTGAATAAATCGTCAGCCAGTCTTTTGGTCTGAGTGGTGCAAGGTTGTTGAGTCTTGCCCAATGTGCGCGAGCGCCGGGGCTATTTGTCCGCCAGCGGGATCAGTTTCATCAAACATAAACCAGTCACGGTACTTGCGAAATCTTTCTGGCTTGAAAAATTTCATACCTGCGTCAAAAGACATCTTTACTTTTCCCTGCTCATATCCAGCATAGGTGTTGTAGTTAATCCCAGTTAATTCAGCGACTTGCTTCCTTGTCATCCTTTCTGACTCCCTAATAAGTGCGAGCTTCTCTGCTTGAGATGTGATTTGTGTATTTGACATGAATTGTCGTATCTCGTAATTTATGTTGCATGCGACAAGCCAAAACAACGCAGAGCGGCTTCAAATAGCTCTGGTTGAATGGCACCAAAGTTGAGGATATCAAAATGAGTATTGGATCAGAAATGAATAACGATGTTGGAGAAAAAGTATCTGATCTCACAAAAAGTAAAAAATGTGACATCAAGCTCGCTGCCGCACCGTCGGATCTACTCTCGAAAGAGGGTTTTGCTCTTTACATCGGTAAGACGCCTCGCGCTGTAGCTGAAATGGCGAAAGCAGGCAAGCTGCCTGCCTTTTACATGGCAGACCCATTAAAGCCGGGAGGTCATGCTGAGTTATGGATTAATCGTCGTGAGTGGGACAAGTACGCAGCACAGCTAGTCGATGAAGCTCCATCAGAATGGCACGACTGGAAAAATCGCATTAGTTATAGCAAATCAAGACATGGCCGTGCGGCTTAAGGTGGAAAGGATGAAGGAGCCGCGTTGTATTGCTCAGTTATTGCGTAACGAAAGCCCCAGGGCGATTGACTTCACCATCACCCACGGGAAGGGACGCAAGGGAATCATTATCCGCACCAAAAAACAGAGTCCGTTAAAGAAGGCTCTGACCTTTCTGAAAAGCCGGAGGGTCTGGAAATGACAGTGATGACACTTAATCTCGTCGAAAAACAGCCAGCAACTATGCGCCGGATAATTGGTAAGCATCTGGCCGTCCCTCGCTGGCAGGAGACATGTGATTATTATAATCAGATGATGGAACGCGAACGGTTAACGGTTTGCTTCCATGCGCAGTTAAAACAACGTCACGCAACGATGCGTTTTGACGAAATGAACGACGTCGAACGTGAACGGCTGGTTTGTGCAATTGATGAACTGCGTGGGGCATTCTCAAAACGCCGTCAGGTTGGTGCAAGTGAGTATGCATATATTAGTTTTTTAACCGTCAGTCAGCGCCGTACATTATTTATGCATGCCGGATTGACAGAAAAAGAATTTAACCAGCCATACTGGCGAATTAATGAAGAGTCATGTTACTGGCGTGATGCTTTATTCCGTGCATTACGTGAATTATTCAGTCTGTTTGAGTATGCACCGACAATTCTGACGTCGGTAAAACCAGAGCAATATCTGCATTAAGTAATTAACCAGAGTTTTTAACGCACTTAATTGTGCGGGACTTCTTTTTGCCTGGAGAAAGTCATGCATAGAGTTTCTGAAAATCAGAGCGGTAAATACGCATTACTGCTGCAACAGGCCAGAACCGAAGCACAGGCCGACGCAGCGACGCGCTTTTCTTCTCATCTTGACGCCATGATTCGCCAAATCACAAAGGCGGAGTTATCCCGCGTGGAGATAGTCGAGCTGCTCAGTCAGGAGTCGGAAAATTTTCACAATATCGGATTGTCTCGCGGGGAGGTGCTTTGATGTCCTGTTCTCGTTCAATTGTATTACTGAATAACGCCTTAAAAATCGCCGTTATGGAAAATGGCGATTTGTCTCTTATTCAACTTTGTCTTGATAAAGAAAAGCGCGACATAACTGAATCTGTTATCGCGATTTATCAGAGTGAATTAAATCTCCTGTCTGATGTGGTCAATTTACTTGTTAAACGCGCTGTATTTCACAAGCAAATTTCCACCGTGGATGAACTGACAAAATTAACGACAGAAATCGCCAGTTATTGCGCTGATGTATCCAGGAAACTTAACGATAAAAGGAGCTGATAATGCCGGACAACGTAGATTTTATTCAGGAACAACAGGCTGAATTACTGGAGCGCCAGATTAACGCGGCAAGGGTAAAACATTGCGGTGCTTCTGCGCTGGTTTGCGAAGAGTGTGACGCGCCAATACCTGCTGCCCGTCGTGCGGCTTACCCGTCAGCCACGCGTTGTGTTTCCTGTCAGTCAGTCTTTGAAGCAAAAAACAAACATTACCGGAGAACGGCATGAGTATTCGTATTGAAATTGGCGAACGTTATGTCGTTACCAGTGACAGCTTTCAGTTTATTCTCCACGAGAAAAAGAGAGCGGAAAGCGGTAAAAACGCCGGTCAGGAATGGCTGGCGGTGGTTGGTTATTACCCGAAATTAAGCCAGCTCGTTTCCGGCCTGATGCATCACGATATTCTGACCGGAAGCGCAAAGTCTTTTGCTGATTTAAACGCGCAGGTTGAGCAACTCAGCAAGCGTTGTTCAGAGGCTTTTGGCTCATATGGCCGTTAAAGCCTCCGGGCGTTTTGTCCCTCCGTCAGCATTTGCCGCAGGCACCGGTAAGACGTTTACCGGTGCTTATGCATGGAACGCGCCACGCGAGGCTGTCGGGCGCGAAAGACCTCTTACACGTGACGAGATGCGTCAGGTGCAAGGTGTTTTATCCACGATTAACCGCCTGCCTTATTTTTTGCGCTCGCTGTTTACTTCACGCTATGACTACATCCGGCGCAATAAAAGCCCGGTGCACGGGTTTTATTTCCTCACATCCACTTTTCAGCATCGTTTATGGCCGCGCATTGAGCGCGTGAATCAGCGCCATGAAATGAACACCGACGCGTCGTTGCTGTTTCTGGCAGAGCGTGACCACTATGCGCGTCTGCCGGGGATGAATGACAAGGAGCTGAAAAAGTTTGCCGCCCGTATTTCATCGCAGCTTTTCATGATGTATGAGGAACTCTGCGATGCCTGGGTGGATGCGCATGGCGAAAAAGAATCACTGTTTACGGATGAGGCGCAGGATCATCTGTATGGTCATGTTGCTGGCGCTGCACGTGCTTTCAATATTTCCCCGCTCTACTGGAAAAAATACCGTAAAGGACAGATAACCACGAGGCAGGCATATTCTGCCATTGCCCGTCTGTTTAACGATGAGTGGTGGACTCATCAGCTTAAAGGCCAGCGTATGCGCTGGCATGAGGCGTTACTGATTGCTGTCGGGGAGGTCAATAAAGACCGTTCTCCTTATGCCAGTAAACATGCCATTCGTGATGTGCGTGCACGCCGCCAGGCAAATCTGGAGTTTCTTAAATCGTGTGACCTTGAAAATAAGGAAACCGGCGAGCGCATTGACCTTATCAGTAAGGTGATGGGCAGTATTTCTAATCCTGAAATTCGCCGGATGGAGCTGATGAATACCATTGCCGGTATTGAGCGTTACGCCGCTGCAGAGGGTGATGTGGGGATGTTTATCACGCTGACCGCGCCGTCAAAGTATCACCCGACACGTCAGGTCGGAAAAGGCGAAAGTAAAACCGTCCAGCTAAATCACGGCTGGAACGATGAGGCATTTAATCCAAAGGATGCGCAGCGTTATCTCTGCCGTATCTGGAGCCTGATGCGCACGGCATTCAAGGATAATGATTTACAGGTCTACGGTTTGCGAGTCGTCGAGCCACACCACGACGGAACGCCGCACTGGCATATGATGCTTTTTTGTAATCCACGCCAGCGTAACCAGATTATCGAAATCATGCGTCGCTATGCGCTCAAAGAGGATGGCGACGAAAGAGGAGCCGCGCGAAACCGTTTTCAGGCAAAACACCTTAACCGGGGCGGTGCTGCGGGGTATATCGCTAAATACATCTCAAAAAATATCGACGGCTATGCACTGGATGGTCAGCTCGATAACGATACCGGCAGGCCGCTGAAAGACACTGCAGCGGCTGTTACCGCATGGGCGTCAACGTGGCGTATCCCGCAATTTAAAACGGTTGGTCTGCCGACAATGGGGGCTTACCGTGAACTACGCAAATTGCCTCGTGGCGTCAGCATTGCTGATGAGTTTGACGAACGCGTCGAGGCTGCACGCGCCGCCGCAGACAGTGGTGATTTTGCGTTGTATATCAGCGCGCAGGGTGGGGCAAATGTCCCGCGCGATTGTCAGACTGTCAGGGTTGCCCGTAGCCCGTCGGATGACGTTAACGAGTATGAGGAAGAAGTCGAGAGAGTGGTCGGCATTTACGCGCCGCATCTCGGCGCGCGTCATATTCATATCACCAGAACCACGGACTGGCGCATTGTTCCGAAAGTTCCGGTCGTTGAGCCTTTGACTTTAAAAAGCGGCATCGCCGCGCCTCGGAGTCCTGTCAATAACTGTGGAAAGCTCACCGGTGGTGATACTTCATTACCGGCTCCCACGCCTTCTGAGCACGCCGCAGCAGTGCTTAATCTGGTTGATGACGGTGTTATCGAATGGAATGACCCGGAGGTCGTGAGGGCGCTCAGGGGCGCATTAAAACACGGGCTGAGAACACCAAATCGTCAGCAGAGAAACGGAAGCCCGTTAAAACAGTATGAAATGGCACCATCGGCCAGACTGACCCGGTCGGAACGAGTGCAATTTACCCGTATCCGCGTTGACCTCGCTCAGAACGGTATCAGGCCGCAGCGATGGGAGCTTGAGGCGCTGGCGCGTGGAGCAACCGTAAATTATGACGGGAAAAAATTCACGTATCCGGTCGCTGATGAGTGGCTGGGATTCTCAACAGTAATGGAGTGGACATTATGGCAAAAATTCACGAGGTAAAGCTGCACGCAAAATATTTCGACCTTGTGCTGGAAGGAAAGAAACGCGCAGAGTTTCGGAAAAATGACCGTAATTATGAGCGCGGGGACACGTTGATTTTGCATGAATGGGTGCAGGGTGTGTATACGGGGCGAAAGGTTGAAGCCCGGATAACAGATGTTACTGACCTGTCAGACTGGCTGGAAGATTATGTCTTGCTAAGTATTGAGCTGCTTAATACAGGTGCATATGAGATTGTGAACTGGAAAGAACTTAGTGAGCGTGGCCTGGTATTCAGAATTAATCATGAAATTATGCATCAGCTCGGCCTTGCTGTTATGTATGAACCAGAGACGGGGATGTCTGGCGGGGCAATGGTTGCCACGGATGGAGCATGGAACTATTCAGATGAACAGATTGAGCGTGCACAGCAAAACGGGTGGCTTGGATAATGCACAGAATACCAGGTGAGATACCGCACCATAAAACTAAAAATATCAAGCTGATGGCTATTGTTCAGCGTTTGCAGCAGATTATGGTCAACGAAAATCTGACGCCCGATGAGCTGGTCGGGTGTGCCGAAATAGTCCGGGATAATTACGGGCGGCTTAACGATATCGGTCAGTCCAGAGTTATGCCACCACCACGCAGACGATAGAGAACGCCGCCAGTCGTGAAACTTGTTTTCAGGGCTGGCGGGGTTGAACAACGAGCGAAGCGAGGCGTTAGTTGACAGTCATATTTTTACTGCGTTGGTGCTGGTTTTTGACGGTTGAAAGGAGTTAGCTCGGAGAGCTAAAGCTAACAACTTACAAATATTCAAAAGTAAGCTTCCTGTTGTTAACATAAGGTCGATTTTTTATGTGGATGATGCAAAAAGGATAGCTATGGATACTGTAATCGCTTTTCTATCACTCGCTTTTTTCGTTGCTTTTTTCATCGGGTTAATCAAACCATCACTGGTGCGGATGCCGAACCGTAAACGTGCAAGTGCGGTTTATCTCGGAGGAGGTTTTGTATTGAGCATAATTGGTTCAATACTCTATCCAACAGAAAAAAGCCAGCCAGTTGCTAAAACTGATACATCAACCGTTGCAGAACACCAAGTCCAAAAAACATTCGAATATGGTGGAAAAACACTCAAGGAATATCGGAACGAGCCAAAGAAAACTCGACACGATATTGTGAATAGTTACATTGATTTTAAGAAAGTGCCAGTCACCGCATCAGATGCATTTTATGCCTGCATGAGTGAATATACTTTTACCAAAGATGATGAGTTGAAACTCGGTGATGTTCTTGGGTGGTGCTTTAATGATTATGAAAATGACCCGAATTCACTAAACAATAAAATCAATCTTGATACATTTCAGAGTAATTTTAGTGGTTGGGATGGTTCTTATCGTCCATTGGAAAAACTAATTAAAGATAATATGAACGATGATTCATCTTATAAACATGTGTCAACGGTATATCATTTGGTTTTGAATAAAGACCCGCACGCCATTGTGAAAACCACATTTCGTGGCACTAATGCTTATGGAGGAGTAGTTAAACAGACTATTGCTGCGCGTGTCGACATCCGAACGGGCGAAGTCGTTTCAGTATTAGATAACTAATCGTTGATGCCGTATTGACACTTGTTATACTAGTGGTGGAACGAGACTGCAATAGTCTGTTCCACTACAGGAGTAATTACCTTGACTGTAAGTTGCTTTTATTGAGGGAACTATGAAGTTTAAGACTGAATTGAGTCGAAAATTGCATGACTCGGTAGTGTTTGATTTGAAAAAAGACCTGGTAAAATTAGAGGGAAACCTAAAAAATACAGATTTGTTGTTGTCGTTTCAGTTCAAAATAATAAGGAATATAATTAGAAGTGAAAGGATGATCAAAGGATTAAAGTCTTTCTTAGGGGAACTAAAGGCAACAAAAAGAAAAGGTGGTTTAAAAAAAGAACAATCTAAACTTATTAAGGAAAATATTAAGAGTGTTGAGCAGGTTATTGATGATGTGAAATTTAAAATATATATCTTCAAAATGTTTGGTGATAGTGTTGCTTTTTTGTATTTGGATAAGTTTGATATTAAGCATTTTTTTTATAATGTTGTGGATTACAGTCCCAAGGAGTCAGCGGGCTATATGGGAGGGAAGGATGGCTTAAAAGAAGAATGGGGATTGGTGAAGAAGGCCTGCAAGGCTGGTGTTCCTACGTTACTCAATGATATTACAATGAGTATGAGGCATGGTGATGTTTGTTTACTTGGTGAAGGTGCACCAGTACTGGTGGAGGTGAAATCAAGTCAAAATAAAAATGATCGTGTTGAACGTCAAAAAAATAACCTTAATAGACTAGCTGAATTTTTAGCAGAAGATAAAGCTGAAGATTTTAGAGGGATGCCATTAGTGTTAAGGAAAGAACTGTGTTTTTCAGAAGTTACATATAAAAAAGAATTTAATGAGCATCTGAATGTATGCAGGAAAAAAGGAATTTCATGGGTAAGGCTAGAAGATGGATTTTATGTGGTATCTAATCGTGGCTGTGATCTGGAAATAGCATTATCACAGTTGGATCTTAGAGGGAGGAAAATTGCACCTATATTTTTGAATGAATATAAAAATAATCAATTGTGGGTTCCTTTAACTCCATTTGTTAATCTTATAAATGATGCGCGTGATTTGTGTGACTTTATAAATGGGGAGTTAACTATTCTCTGTGTTCTTGATTTGGATTGTTTTAAACAAATAGCTTTGAATGAAGGGTTTGAGCTTGTTTTTGTCGATGGTGAAGACTATTCGATGATATTTAAAGAATTTGGTAGCTCATTGATTTGGGGTGTGTCATGGCAAATGATGCTTCGCACTCCTTTAGAAATGGTGTCAATGTCTTGGTTAATTAAAGATTCAATTGATAGATTTAAGCGTTTACAAAAGCAACATGCTGAGATGCAGCCTGCCACTGATGTTAATACATCCGAAACCTCCTTGTTTGAAAAATATAGGCCTCTTTTTACAAAGTAGTCAGATGCTGTAGGTGTATATGCTATTGCATTAATTTGCATGCAAAACAAGTAGAGGTAAAACTCTTACAGGCTGCTTGGGGGATAGCTTTTGAATGCTAATGCATTTGCATTCAAATTGCCCCACGAAGCGGGCGGGCGAGGCGGGGAAAGCACTGCGCGCTGGCGGTGGTGCTGATTTTATTTTTTCAGCGTCTGAGCGCGTCGTGATGGCGTTTAGAGTGTGCGCCGGGGCGTTGGTGTGTCTGCGGGCTGTTTTGTGCGGTGGTGAGCGTGTGAGGGCGTGATGGCGGGGTGTAAAAAAGCCGCCCGCAGGCGGCGATGTTCAGCCGTTGTCAGTGTCCAGTGAGTAGTTTTTAAAGCGGATGACCTCCTGACCGAGCCAGCCGTTTATTTCCCGAATCCTGTCCTGTAACGGGATAAGCTCATTGCGGACAAAGACCTTTGCCACTTTCTCAATATCACCCAGCGACCCGACGTTCTCCGGCTTGCCGCCCATCAACTGAAAGGGGATGCGGTGCGCGTCCAGCAGGTCAGCGGCGCTGGATTTTTTGATATTAAAAAAATCGTCCTTTGTCGCCACTTCACTGAGCGGGATAATTTTGATGCCGTCTGGCTTTCCCTGTGGTGCATAGAGAAACAGATTATTAAAGTTATTGCGTCCTTTCGACTTGGCCATGTTTTCGCGAAGTGAGTCAATGTAATCGCGATCCTGCAATGCGTCGGTGATATACATGATATATCCGGCATGTGCACCGTTTTCGTAATACTTGCGGCGGAACAGCGTGGCCGACTCATTCAGCCAGGCAGAGTTAAGGGCGCTCAGATATTCCGGCAGGCCGTACAGCTCCTGATTAATATCCGGCTCCAGCAGGTGAAACACGGAGCCGGGCGTGAAAGGTGTCGGCTCGTTGAAGGATGGCACCCACCAGTAAACATCCTCCTCCACGCCACGGCGGGTATATTTTGCCGGTGAGGTTTCCAGTCTGATGACCTTACCGGTGGTGCTGTAACGCTTTTCCAGAAACGCATTACCGAACACCAGAAAATCCAGCACAAAGCGGCTGAAATCCTGCTGGGAAAGCCACGGATGCGGGATAAACGTTGAAGCCAGAATATTACGTTTGACGTAAATCGGTGAGCTGTGATGCACGGCAGCACGCAGGCTTTTTGCCAGACCGGTAAAGCTGACCGGTGGCTCATACCATCTGCCGTTACTGATGCACTCGACATAATCCAGAATGTCACGGCGGTCGAGTACCGGCACCGGCTCGCCAAAGGTGAATGCCTCCATTTTCGGGGCGCTGGCGGTCATTGTTTTTGCCGCAGGTTGCGGTGTTTTCCCTTTTTTCTTGCTCATCAGTAAAACTCCAGAATGGTGGATGTCAGCGGGGTGTTGATACCGGCGGTGAGTGGCTCATTTAACAGGGCGTGCATGGTCGCCCAGGCGAGGTCGGCGTGGCTGGCTTCCTCGCTGCGACTGGCCTCATAGGTGGCGCTGCGTCCGCTGCTGGTCATGGTCTTACGGATAGCCATAAACGAGCTGGTGATGTCGGTGGCGCTGACGTCATATTCCAGACAGCCACGTCGGATAACGTCTTTTGCCTTGAGCACCATTGCGGTTTTCATTTCCGGCGTGTAGCGGATGTCGCGCGCGGCGGGATAGAACGAGCGCACGAGCTGGAACACGCCGACACCGAGGCCGGTGGCATCAATACCGATGTATTCGACGTTGTATTTTTCGGTGAGTTTGCGGATGGATTCCGCCTGAGTGGCAAAGTCCATGCCTTTCCACTGGTGACGCTCAAGTATTCTGAATTTGCCACCGGCCACCACCGGCGGTGCCAGTACCACGCATCCGGCACTGTCGCCACGGTGTGACGGGTCGTAACCAATCCATACCGGGCGGGAGCCGAACGGATTTGCGGCAAACGGCGCATAGTCTTCCCATTCTTCCAGCGTGTCGACCATGCAGCGTTGCAGCTCCTCGAACGGGAACACCGACGCCTTGTCGTCAACAAATTCACACATGAACAGGTTTTTAAAATCGTCGGCGCTGTTTTCGCGTTTGAGCTGCTCAATGTCGAACAGCGTGCAGCCGCCTTTCAGCGCGTCCTCAATGGTGACAATCTGCCGCCACTGGCCGTCCGCACAGAGAAGCCCACCGGCAAGGGCGTTATGACTGACGTCGATTTCCACGCGTTCAGCGGCGCTGGCGCGTCCCCGGTTAAACAGTTCACCGGACCAGAACGGGTAGGCGTCGTGCGCCAGCGTGGACGGGGTGGAGAAATAGGTCGAGCGCAGGTGACTCTGTGAGGCCATACCTGATGCCACCTTACGCAGTACCTGAAAATTCGGGATCCAGAAAATCTCGTCGACGTACAGGTCGCCGTTATGGCTTTGTGCGGTGTTGGAGTTGGTGCCGAGAAAAATCAGTTTTGCGCCGTTATTGCCCAGGACAATCGGGTCACCGGTCAGGTCAACGTCAACCAGCCGGGCAAAGGCGATGATGTATTCGCGGAACACATACGCCTGCGTTTTACTGGCCGACAGAAAAATCTGGTTATGACCGGTTTTCAGGGCGCGCAGCAGCGCCTCGCGGGAAAAATAAAATGTCGCGCCAATCTGGCGGGATTTCAGGATATCGCGGATGCGGTGCTCAAGCCCGGCGCGATACCAGTGCAACTGATAGTCGAAAGACTGCTCAAAGAAAATCTGCTCCAGCTTTTCGATGGCCTCGTCACTGAAAAAATTCTTTTTCGGTTTGCGCCGTCCGCCTTTGTTGCGGTTAGCGACGTTCGGATTAAGGTCTGCCTCGTTGCCGGTCTGACTGTAACGGTTTACCCGTGCCAGTCGTTCAATCTGGCGTCCCAGCAGGTCAATTTCCTTGAAGTCACCGCCGGTTTTCTGCGGTTTGATGATGAGCTGGGTCAGCCGCGCTTCCAGGCTCATTTCGACACGGCTGATGGGGGCAACGTTGTCCCAGCCGTCGCGCTGTTTCCAGCTCTGCACTGTCGGGCGTTTCATCTGCAACATGGCGGCAATCTGCGGCACGGAAAATCCCTGCCAGTACAGCAGCGCCGCCTGACGACGCGGGTCGTGTAAAAGAGTGGTGTCTGTGGTGATGGTCATGAATACCTCGCCGTGATGAATACACGGCAAGGCTACTGAGTCGCGCCCCGCGATTCGCTAAGGTGCTGTTGTGTCAGTGATAAGCCATCCGGGACTGATGGCGGAGGATGCGCATCGTCGGGAAACTGATGCCGACATGTGACTCCTCTAATCACTATTCAGGACTCCTGACAATGGCAAAAAAAGTCTCAAAATTCTTTCGTATCGGCGTTGAGGGTGACACCTGTGACGGGCGTGTCATCAGTGCGCAGGATATTCAGGAAATGGCGGAAACCTTTGACCCGCGTGTCTATGGTTGCCGCATTAACCTGGAACATCTGCGCGGCATCCTGCCTGACGGTATTTTTAAACGTTATGGCGATGTGGCCGAACTGAAGGCCGAAAAGATTGATGACGATTCGGCGCTGAAAGGCAAATGGGCGCTGTTTGCGAAAATCACCCCGACCGATGACCTTATCGCGATGAACAAGGCCGCGCAGAAGGTCTACACCTCAATGGAAATTCAGCCGAACTTTGCCAACACCGGCAAATGTTATCTGGTGGGGCTGGCCGTCACCGATGACCCGGCAAGCCTCGGCACGGAATACCTGGAATTCTGCCGCACGGCAAAACACAACCCCCTGAACCGCTTCAAATTAAGCCCTGAAAATCTGATTTCAGTGGCAACGCCCGTTGAGCTGGAATTTGAAGACCTGCCTGAAACCGTGTTCACCGCCCTGACCGAAAAGGTGAAATCCATTTTTGGCCGCAAACAGGCCAGCGATGACGCCCGTCTGAATGACGTGCATGAAGCGGTGACCGCTGTTGCTGAACATGTGCAGGAAAAACTGAGCGCCACTGAGCAGCGCCTCGCTGAGATGGAAACCGCCTTTTCTGCACTTAAGCAGGAGGTGACTGACAGGGCGGATGAAACCAGCCAGGCATTCACCCGCCTGAAAAACAGTCTCGACCACACCGAAAGTCTGACCCAGCAGCGCCGCAGCAAGGCCACCGGTGGTGGCGGTGACGCCCTGATGACGAACTGCTGACCGGCGTCAGTCAGTCCGGGAAAACCTTCACGATTAACCCTTAATTTCAGGAAAAACTATGCGCCAGGAAACCCGCTTTAAATTTAATGCCTACCTGTCCCGTGTTGCCGAACTGAACGGCATCGACGCCGGTGATGTGTCGAAAAAATTCACCGTTGAACCGTCGGTCACCCAGACCCTGATGAACACCATGCAGGAGTCCTCTGACTTTCTGACCCGCATCAACATTGTGCCGGTCAGCGAAATGAAAGGGGAAAAAATTGGTATCGGTGTCACCGGCTCCATCGCCAGCACCACCGACACCGCCGGTGGTACCGAACGTCAGCCGAAGGACTTCTCGAAGCTGGCGTCAAACAAGTACGAATGCGACCAGATTAACTTCGATTTTTATATCCGCTACAAAACGCTGGACCTGTGGGCGCGTTATCAGGATTTCCAGCTCCGTATCCGTAACGCCATTATCAAACGCCAGTCCCTTGATTTGATCATGGCCGGTTTTAACGGCGTGAAGCGTGCCGAAACCTCTGACCGCAGCAGCAATCCGATGCTGCAGGATGTGGCGGTCGGCTGGCTGCAGAAATACCGCAATGAAGCCCCGGCGCGCGTGATGAGCAAGGTCACTGACGAGGAAGGTCGCACCACCTCTGAGGTCATCCGCGTGGGTAAGGGCGGTGATTATGCCAGCCTCGACGCACTGGTGATGGATGCGACCAACAACCTGATTGAGCAGTGGTATCAGGAAGACCCTGACCTTGTGGTGATTGTGGGGCGTCAGCTACTGGCGGACAAGTATTTCCCCATCGTTAACAAGGAGCAGGACAACAGCGAAATGCTGGCCGCTGACGTCATCATCAGCCAGAAACGCATCGGTAACCTGCCAGCGGTACGCGTCCCGTACTTCCCGGCGGATGCGATGCTCATCACGAAGCTGGAAAACCTGTCCATCTACTACATGGATGACAGCCATCGCCGCGTGATTGAGGAAAACCCGAAACTCGACCGCGTGGAGAACTACGAGTCAATGAACATTGATTACGTGGTGGAAGACTACGCCGCCGGTTGTCTGGTGGAAAAAATTAAGGTCGGTGATTTCTCCACACCGGCTAAGGCGACCGCAGAGCCGGGAGCGTAACCGATGACGAGTCCCGCACAGCGCCACATGATGCGGGTCTCGGCAGCGATGACCGCGCAGCGGGAAGCCGCCCCGCTGCGACATGCAACTGTCTATGAGCAGATGCTGGTCAAGCTGGCCGCAGACCAGCGCACACTGAAAGCGATTTATTCAAAAGAGCTGAAGGCCGCAAAAAAACGCGAACTGCTGCCGTTCTGGTTGCCGTGGGTGAACGGCGTGCTGGAGCAGGGCAAAGGTGCACAGGATGACATTCTGATGACGGTCATGCTGTGGCGTCTGGATACCGGCGATATTGCCGGTGCGCTGGAGATTGCCCGTTATGCCCTGAAGTACGGTCTGACCATGCCGGGTAAACACCGCCGCACCCCGCCGTACATGTTCACCGAGGAGGTGGCGCTCGCGGCCATGCGCGCCCACGCTGCCGGTGAGTCTGTGGATACCCGCCTGCTGACGGACACCCTTGAACTGACCGCCGCTGCTGACATGCCTGATGAAGTGCGCGCAAAGCTGCACAAAATCACCGGTCTGTTTCTGCGTGACGCTGGTGATGCCGCAGGTGCGCTGGCGCACCTGCAACGTGCGACACAGCTCGACTGTCAGGCAGGCGTCAAAAAAGAGATTGAACGACTGGAGCGGGAGCTGAAACCGAAGCCGGAGCCGCAGCCAAAAGCGGCCATCCGTACCCCGCGTAAGACCCGGAGCGTGACACCGGCAAAACGTGGACGTCCGAAAAAGAAAGCCAGTTAACAACCGAATGCGCCCCGCGCCAGGGCGGCACGCCGGTCAGTGAGGGTGAATCACCTGACACTGCACCGGCGTCCACCGCCCGACTTTTCAGAGGTAGTCATGATGACGCTGATTATTCCGCGAAAGGAGGCTCCCGTGTCCGGTGAGGGTACGGTGGTCATCCCGCAACCGGCAGGCGACGAGCCGGTGATTAAAAACACGTTCTTTTTTCCCGATATCGACCCGAAGCGCGTCCGGGAACGTATGCGCCTTGAGCAGACCGTCGCCCCCGCCCGTCTGCGTGAGGCCATCAAGTCAGGCATGGCGGAAACGAATGCGGAGCTGTACGAGTACCGCGAACAGAAAATTGCCGCTGGTTTTAGGCGTCTGGCTGACGTTCCGGCGGACGACATCGACGGTGAAAGCATCAAAGTTTTTTACTACGAGCGCGCCGTGTGTGCGATGGCGACCGCGTCGCTTTATGAGCGTTATCGCGGTGTGGATGCCAGTGCGAAAGGCGACAAGAAGGCCGACAGCATTGACAGCACCATTGATGAGCTGTGGCGGGATATGCGCTGGGCAGTGGCGCGCATCCAGGACAAGCCGCGCTGCATCGTGAGTCAAATCTGATGAAGACCTTTGCGCTACAGGGCGACACGCTCGACGCCATTTGTGTCCGGTATTACGGGCGCACTGAGGGCGTGGTTGAGACCGTGCTCGCCGCAAATCCGGGACTGGCTGAACTGGGTGCGGTGCTGCCACACGGCACCGCCGTCGAACTGCCCGACGTTCAGACCGCGCCCGTGGCTGAAACTGTCAATCTGTGGGAGTAACGCATGACAGCAGAAGAAAAAAGCGTCCTGTCGCTTTTCATGATTGGGGTGCTGATTGTTGTCGGCAAGGTGCTTGCCGGTGGTGAACCCATCACCCCGCGTCTGTTTATCGGGCGCATGTTGCTCGGTGGTTTTGTCTCGATGGTTGCCGGTGTTGTTCTGGTGCAGTTTCCTGACCTGTCACTGCCTGCGGTGTGCGGCATCGGCTCCATGCTGGGTATCGCCGGTTATCAGGTGATTGAGATTGCCATTCAGCGCCGCTTTAAGGGCAGGGGGAAACCGTAATGCCGGTAATTAACACGCATCAGAATATCGCCGCCTTTCTCGACATGCTGGCAGTGTCCGAAGGGACGGCGAACCATCCGCTGACGAAAAACCGGGGCTATGACGTGATAGTCACCGGACTGGACGGAAAGCCGGAAATTTTCACCGACTACAGTGACCACCCGTTCGCGCATGGCCGACCGGCGAAGGTGTTTAACCGTCGCGGTGAAAAATCCACGGCCTCCGGTCGCTATCAGCAGCTTTACCTGTTCTGGCCGCATTACCGCAAACAGCTTGCCCTGCCGGATTTCAGTCCGTTGTCACAGGACAGACTTGCCATTCAGTTGATCCGCGAACGCGGTGCACTGGATGACATCCGGGCGGGACGCATTGAGCGCGCCATTTCACGCTGTCGCAATATCTGGGCGTCCCTGCCGGGTGCCGGTTACGGTCAGCGTGAGCATTCACTGGAAAAACTGGTCACCGTCTGGCGTACCGCTGGCGGCGTACCGGCGTAAACGGAGTAAACACCATGAAGAAATTATCCCTTTCACTGATGCTGAACGTGTCGCTGGCGCTGATGCTGGCACTGTCCCTGATTTACCCGCAGAGCGTGGCCGTCAATTTTGTCGCCACCTGGGCGATTCTGGCGACGGTTATCTGTGTGGTTGCCGGTGGTGTCGGCGTGTATGCCACTGAGTATGTGCTGGAACGCTACGGGCGGGAGCTGCCGCCGGAATCGCTGGCCGTGAAGATTGTCACGTCGCTGTTTTTGCAGCCGGTGCCGTGGCGCAGACGGGCGGCGGCTCTGGTGGTGATGGTGGCGACGTTTATCTCGCTGGTCGCTGCCGGGTGGATTTTTACCGCGCTGATTTATCTTGTGGCGTCGCTGTTTTTCCGGCTGATACGCACGGCCTGCCGTCAGCGTCTTGAGGGGCGGGAACTATGTCAAGGCTGATGATTGTGCTGGTTGTGTTGTTATCGCTGGCGGTGGCCGGTCTGTTTCTGGTGAAACACAAAAATGCCAGCCTGCGCGCCTCGCTGGACAGGGCGAACAACGTCGCCAGCGGGCAGCAGACGACTATCACCGTGATGAAAAACCAGCTTCATGTTGCACTCACCAGGGCAGACAAAAACGAGCTGGCGCAGGTGGCACTGCGTCAGGAACTGGAGAACGCCGCGAAGCGTGAAGCACAGCGCGAGAAAACCATCACGAGGTTACTCAATGAAAACGAAGATTTTCGCCGCTGGTACGGTGCTGACCTGCCTGATGCTGTGCGCCGGTTGCACCAGCGCCCGGCCTGCACTGACGCCAGTGATTGTCCACAACGCCTGCCCGAAAGTGAGTCTTTGCCCGATGCCGGGCAGTGACCCGGAGACGAACGGCGATTTAAGTGCCGATATCCGGCAGCTTGAGAACGCGCTGGCACGCTGTGCCAGCCAGGTAAAAATGATTAAACACTGTCAGGACGAAAACGATGCTCAAACCCGACAGCCTGCGCAGGGCGCTGACTGATGCCGTCACGGTGCTGAAAACTAACCCCGATATGCTGCGGATATTCGTGGATAACGGGAGTATTGCCTCCACACTGGCGGCGTCGTTGTCATTCGAAAAGCGTTACACGCTCAATGTCATTGTGACCGACTTTACCGGTGATTTTGACCTGCTCATCGTGCCGGTGCTGGCGTGGCTGCGGGAAAATCAGCCCGACATCATGACCACCGACGCAGGCCAGAAAAAGGGCTTCACGTTTTATGCAGACATCAACAATGACAGCAGCTTTGATATCAGCATCAGCCTGATGCTGACCGAGCGCACGCTGGTCAGTGAGGTGGACGGCGCACTGCATGTGAAGAATATCCCGGAACCCCCGCCGCCGGAGCCGGTCACCCGCCCGATGGAGCTGTATATCAATGGCGAACTGGTGAGCAAGTGGGATGAATGAGTTTAAGCGTTTTGAAGACCGGCTGGCCGGACTGATTGAATCGCTGTCACCGTCAGGGCGTCGGCGACTGAGTGCCGAACTGGCGAAACGTCTGCGGCAGAGTCAGCAGCGTCGGGTGATGGCACAGAAAGCCCCGGACGGCACACCCTACGCGCCACGCCAGCAGCAGAGCGCCAGAAAAAAGACCGGTCGTGTTAAGCGAAAAATGTTTGCGAAACTTATCACCAGCCGTTTTTTGCATATCCGCGCCAGCCCGGAACAGGCATCAATGGAATTTTACGGCGGGAAGTCACCGAAAATCGCCAGCGTGCATCAGTTCGGTCTGTCGGAAGAAAACCGGAAAGACGGTAAGAAAATTGATTATCCGGCGCGTCCTCTGCTCGGCTTTACCGGTGAGGATGTGCAGATGATTGAAGAGATTATCCTGTCTCACCTCGACCGTTAGTTGTGCCATTCCCGACACCTCATCGTCACATTGCCGCCGGTATGACCCGGCGGCATCCTTCCCGTTATGAACACTCTCGCAAATATTCAGGAACTCGCGCGCGCACTGCGCAACATGATCCGCACCGGCATTATCGTCGAAACCGACCTTAACGCCGGTCGCTGCCGTGTGCAGACCGGCGGCATGTGCACCGACTGGCTTCAGTGGCTGACCCATCGTGCCGGACGTTCGCGCACATGGTGGGCACCTTCCGTGGGGGAACAGGTGCTGATTCTGGCCGTGGGCGGTGAACTCGACACGGCGTTCGTTCTGCCGGGGATTTATTCCGGCGATAACCCCGCGCCGTCTGCGTCGGCGGATGCCCTGCATATCCGTTTCCCTGACGGGGCGGTGATTGAGTATGAACCCGAAACCAGTGCACTTACGGTAAGCGGAATTAAAACGGCCAGCGTGACGGCTTCTGATTCTGTTACTGCCACGGTGCCGGTGGTCACGGTGAAAGCATCAACCCGTGTCACTCTGGACACGCCGGAGGTGGTCTGCACAAACAAGCTGATCACCGGCACGCTGGAAGTGCAGAAGGGGGGGACGATGCGCGGCAACATTAAACATACCGGCGGTGAACTCTCATCAAACGGTAAGGTACTGCATACCCATAAACACCCCGGCGACAGCGGCGGCACAACCGGGAGTCCTCTATGACAGCGCGTTATCTTGGAATGAATCGCAATGATGGCCTGACTGTCACTGACCTTGAGCATATCAGCCAGAGTATCGGCGATATCCTGCGCACACCGGTCGGCTCACGGGTGATGCGTCGTGATTACGGCTCGTTGCTGGCGTCAATGATTGACCAGCCGCAGACCCCGGCGCTTGAGTTGCAGATTAAGGTCGCCTGTTACATGGCGGTGCTGAAATGGGAACCCCGCGTCACCCTGTCATCCGTCACCACTGAGCGCAGTTTTGACGGGCGAATGACGGTCACGTTAACCGGCCAGCACAACGACACCGGCCAGCCACTTTCGTTAACCATCCCTGTGAGTTGAAACCATGCCGATTATCGACCTGAACCAGCTACCTGCACCGGATGTGGTCGAGGAGCTGGACTTTGAAACCATTCTTGCCGAACGCAAGGCGACACTGATTTCTCTTTACCCGGAAGACCAGCAGGAGGCGGTCGCCCGTACCCTGACGCTGGAATCTGAGCCTCTCGTCAAACTGCTGGAGGAAAATGCTTATCGTGAGCTTATCTGGCGTCAGCGTGTGGATGAGGCTGCGCGGGCGGTGATGCTGGCCTGTGCCGCCGGTAATGACCTTGATGTGATTGGTGCCAATTACAACACCACGCGCCTGACTATCACCCCGGCAGATGATTCGACCATCCCGCCGACACCGGCAGTGATGGAGTCTGACACCGATTATCGTCTGCGTATTCAGCAGGCGTTTGAAGGTTTAAGCGTCGCCGGGTCGGTGGGAGCCTATCAGTATCATGGTCGCAGTGCCGACGGGCGTGTCGCGGATATCTCTGTCACCAGTCCGTCTCCTGCCTGTGTCACCATCTCTGTGCTGTCACGTGAAAATAACGGTGTGGCATCCGAAGACCTGCTGGCGGTGGTGCGCAACGCCCTTAATGGTGAGGACGTCAGGCCGGTGGCCGACCGCGTGACCGTGCAGTCTGCCGCCATTGTTGAATACCAGATAAACGCCACGCTTTACCTTTACCCTGGTCCCGAAAGCGAACCCATCCGCGCTGCTGCCGTGAAAAAACTGGAAGCGTACATCACGGCACAGCACCGGCTGGGGCGTGACATCCGTCTGTCTGCCATTTATGCCGCTTTGCATGTAGAAGGCGTGCAGCGTGTCGAGCTGGCCGCACCACTGGCCGACATTGTGCTCAACAGTACGCAGGCGTCTTTCTGCACCGAATACCGCGTCGTGACCGGAGGCTCGGATGAGTGATTCGCGACTGCTGCCGACCGGCTCATCACCGCTTGAAGTCGCCGCCGCAAAAGCCTGTGCGGAAATTGAAAAAACGCCGGTCAGTATTCGTGAGCTGTGGAACCCGGACACCTGCCCGGCAAATCTGCTGCCGTGGCTGGCGTGGGCGTTTTCGGTTGACCGCTGGGATGAAAAGTGGCCGGAAGCAACAAAACGCGCCGTTATCCGCGATGCCTATTTCATCCACTGTCATAAAGGCACTGTCGGCGCAATCCGACGCGTGGTGGAGCCGCTCGGCTATCTCATTAACATAAAGGAATGGTGGGAGACAAACGACCCGGCCGGAACCTTTCGCCTTGATATCGGTGTGCTGGAAAGCGGTATCACAGAGGAAATGTATCTGGAAATGGAACGGCTGATTGCCGATGCCAAACCCGCAAGTCGCCACCTTATCGGCCTGAACATTATCCAGGACATTCCCGGCTGTCTGTATACAGGCGGTGTGGTCTGTGATGGTGATGTTATTACTGTTTATCCCGGATAAGTGAGAAACAATGAGCACGAAATTTAAAACCGTTATCACTACTGCCGGAGCCGCAAAGCTGGCAGCCGCCACTGTCCCCGGCGGGAAAAAAGTAACCCTGTCTGCAATGGCCGTGGGTGACGGTAATGGCAAATTGCCGGTGCCGGATGCCGGTCAGACGAAACTGGTGCATGAGGTCTGGCGTCACGCTCTGAATAAAGTCAGCGTGGATAACAAGAATAAAAACTATATCGTGGCTGAACTGGTTGTACCGCCCGAAGTGGGCGGCTTCTGGATGCGTGAGCTTGGTCTGTATGACGATGCCGGAACACTGATTGCGGTCGCTAACATGGCAGAAAGCTATAAGCCTGAACTGGCTGAAGGCTCCGGGCGTGCGCAGACCTGCCGCATGGTCATTATTGTCAGTAACGTGGCGTCTGTTGAGCTGAGTATTGATGCCAGCACAGTGATGGCGACGCAGGATTACGTCGATGACAAAATCGCAGAACATGAGCAGTCCCGCCGCCATCCTGACGCCACGCTGACAGAAAAAGGTTTTACTCAGTTAAGCAGTGCAACAAACAGCACCAGTGAGTCATTGGCGGCAACGCCAAAAGCGGTCAAGGCAGCAAATGACAACGCAAATTCACGTCTGGCGAAAAATCAGAATGGTGCAGATATCCAGGATAAATCAGCTTTTCTGGACAATGTTGGCGTTACCAGCCTGACGTTTATGAAAAACAATGGCGAAATGCCGGTTGATGCTGATCTGAATACGTTTGGTCCTGTTAAGGCTTATTCAGGTATCTGGTCTAAAGCAACATCCACCAACGCAACACTGGAGAAAAATTTCCCGGAAGATAATGCTGTCGGTGTGCTTGAGGTTTTTGCTGCCGGAAATTTTGCAGGTACGCAACGCTTTACCACAAGAGACGGCAATGTATACATGCGTAAACTCGCCAATAAGTGGAATGGCACTGATGGTCCGTGGGGCGTATGGCGTCACACTCAATCAGCGACCCGCCCTTTGAGTACGACTATAGACCTGAATACGCTTGGAGCCGCCGAGCATCTTGGTTTATGGCGTAACAGTAGCTCGGCTATAGCTTCATATGAACGCAATTATCCAGAGGAAGGCGGCTTTGCTCAGGGGACGCTTGAGATCCTCGAAGGCGGGAATTATGGAAGAACGCAACGTTATACCACTCGCCGTGGAAATATGTACGTCCGCTGCCTTGCGGCAAGCTGGGATGCATCAAATCCGCAGTGGGAACCGTGGTTAAGAGTCGGTCATCAGTCAGAGAGTCGTTATTACGACGGGGATTTGAATGATGTGACTTCACCAGGTATTTACAGCGTTACAGGTAAAGCGACCAACGGTCCAATACTGGACGGAAACGGCGTGACAGTCCTCGGTATTCTGGAAGTGTTGAGGCGCTTTGATGGTGTTAACGTATGGCAGCGTTATACAACTGCCGGAACAGGTACAACCCTTAAAGGTCGCACGTTTGAGCGCGTTTTTACCGGCAGCTCGTGGAGCGAATGGCGGGAAGTCTACACCTCGTATTCACTTCCCGTGAATCTGGGTATCGGCGGTGTTACAGACAGGTTATCCAGTCTGGACTGGCAGACCTACGACTTTATACCGGGCAGCATGATAACTGTCAGGCTTTCAGATATGACCAATATTCCCGATGGGATGGAATGGGGCGTCATTGATACTAACCTGATAAATATCACTGTTGGCCCCAGTGAAGGCGGAGGTGTCGCCCGTTCAATGCAGGTATGGCGCAGCACTTCAAACAAAACCAACTATCGTTTTTTTACAGTCCGTTTATATGGCAATCCTGGGGAGCGTAGCTTCAATATTCGTCGGCTACCAATTATCGACGAAGCCCAGACATGGGAGGCAAAACAGACATTCAGCGGTGGCCTTTCAGGTGAGCTGTCCGGCAATGCTGCTACAGCAACAAAGCTGAAAACGGCAAGGACAATTAACGGCGTAAAATTTGACGGCTCGGCAAATATTGAAGCGTTTCCGCCAGGTGTTCCGCTGCCGTGGCCATCAGATACACCACCTGCGGGCTATGCAATTATGCAGGGGCAGACGTTTGATAAGGCAGCATATCCGAAACTGGCTATAGCCTATCCTTCTGGTGTTATTCCAGATATGCGCGGCTGGACAATCAAGGGCAAACCCGCCAGTGGGCGTGCCGTATTGTCACAGGAACAGGACGGGATTAAATCGCATACTCACAGCGCCAGTGCGTCAAATACGGATTTAGGGACGAAAACGACCAGTTCATTTGATTACGGCACGAAGACAGTCAGTACGTTTAACTACGGAACAAAAACCACTAATACCACAGGTAACCATACACATACCATTTACAGAGGGAATGCCAATACTAATGGTGAAACCGGTAAAACAGGCTTTGACAACCCATCGTTTAATGGCACATCAGGAGCTGCCGGGAATCATGCCCACACGGTAGATATTGGCGCACATAATCATACGGTTGGTATTGGTGCACATTCACACACGGTTGCTATTGGCTCACACGGGCACTCTATTACCGTTAATGCTACAGGTAATACAGAAAACACCGTCAAAAACATCGCATTTAACTATATTGTGAGGCTTGCATAATGGCTTTCAGAATGAGTGCAGAAGCACAAACTATCCTCGTTTTCAATTTACTTGATGGAACCAATGAGTTTATTGGCGAAAGTGATGCATATATTCCGCCGCATACAGGTCTGCCTGCAAACAGTACAGATATTGCACCACCTGATATTCCTGCTGGTTATGCAGCCGTTTTCAATGCAGATGAAATGAAATGGGAACTGATGGAAGACCATCGCGGAAAGACCGTCTACGAAACGAAAACAGGAGCAGCCATTTATATTTCTGAACTTGGCGTATTACCTCCAGATGTGACAGCTATTTCCCCGGAGGGGGATTATCAGAAATGGAACGGAAATGCGTGGGTGAATGATGAGAATGCAGAGCGTGATGCACTTGTCAGAGCGGCGGAGTCTCAGAAGAAAGAGCAGATTGTATATGCCGGTGAAATTATTGGCATGCTGCAGGATGCTGTCGATTTAGATATGGCTACCGAGGAAGAAAAGTTAAGCCTGACACACTGGAAAAAATACCGTGTGCTACTGAATCGCGTTCAGCCGGAAAATGCCCCGGATATAGAATGGCCAGAAATGCCGCAATAAATCGTATTAGCTCTGGTGTGAGATTACTCATCTATGGCACAGAGTAAAACCTAATCTGACTGTCCGCTCTGTGCCAAGGGCGGACGTTAGAAATATAAAAGCATCTTTATAACCTGGTTGTTGGGGAGAGTTTTGTTGCGTTCGCCACCACTCCTGAGAATGCTGCTATTTACTATGGTAATATTGACAGCTAAAATTTATAATGAAGAGCGACTCAATAGCCAGTTCAAGCCAGATTCTGATGGGGCATTAATGATATTCCTTCTCGCTATTTCGGTATGTTGCCCACTCTAGCATCTTTAGAATAAGGAACGAAACCGTGACAGAATTTCTTGAAAAAATGTTTGATCGTGTTTATTCGGAAAAAGACTTCAGCATTAATATCGCCATATTTGTCTCCGGAATCGCAGGAGTTACCTGTTATCTTATTCTCCACGATTATGTACTGACGCTGTTTTCTTTTATTATTGTTTTTCCGGTTGTAAAGATTATTGCGGGAGGATTATACCTGCGAATTATTACCCTCAAGGGAGAGGCAGTTGCAGAAAAACGACTGGCAATGCTTTATAATTCTTTGACTGGAAGAGAAAAAGAAGTAGTAATGCACTTTGTGACGCATGGTGGTTCTGTTATGACATGGGGACAAATGAATAGGCTTGATGATCCTGAACCGGGTGTAGAATCTCTGGCCCGTCGTGGATTACTGAATACGTCCGTAACGATGGATGGTATGCGAGAAACGTTTGAACTAGATCTGACCCTCTTTAATTATGCATACAACTATCACCCCCATCAGGAGAAGATGCTTACTTCAGAAGAATAAGAAATTTGTAATCTTTATGATGAAAATCTTAAACAGTATGGCGCCTCCCATCCTGTTTATTCAAAGGATGTAAGGTTTACACATTCCTGAAAACTTCAGACTCAACCATGATGTATGAGCTGTAGTATGAAGTCTCTTTCCATCCAGTTAAGTAAATGTCTGCTCCTCGCTTAAAGCGGACTTTTAGCTTAGTTAGCTAGTCAGCTCAGTGCTAAAAGCTGTATAGTCTGTATTGATGAACTAAGGAGCAGATCAGGAGTATTTTGGAGAGCGTTTTAGTTACTGTGAAATATAATAGATTGAAACCATGAGGCTCTATTAGAACCTCATGGTAAACTTAAATACTTACTGAAGTAAAACATTCATTCTTTCTCTCCGATAATCCACAAGTTGTTCAATATCGCTCTCAAGACTTTCTATCCCAAAAGCAACTGAATCACTAATTTGTAGAGTGTGTTTTTTGACAACAGTGCTTTCAAAAAACTCATTTAATTGAATTGGTTTTTCAAATTGTTTAATTAAGTCAGAGGCTTGAAGCGTATTATTTTCCCATAATTTATGCATGGGGTGATTTGTGGACGTTAACGTACCATATTCATTTCTTACTTTAATTCCACTTATATGACTATTGTGCAGTATTTTGCTAAGTGCCGAATAGTCAGTTACATACACCCCATAGTATTTCCCAGGAAGTGAGAATGGAAGGTTGTTGACAATTACTGGTATAATTTCAAAGTTATTAATATCAAGGCCAAATTTATCGCTGAATACATCCTGGTGTTTTTTTAGACCATCAGCAAGTCTGATAACTTGATTAGCTGCGTCAATTAAAAACATTTTCTTCTTGAATGCTTTAGTTACAGAACCACCGGATAAATTTGTATTTTTACATTCCAGAACAAATACTTTATCATCTAATACAATTATTGCATCATACTCATATTCTTCATTCTCTCTTTTGAACTTAAAATGCTGATGATTTATTTTTAAATCAGAGAGCATTTCGTGGATCTCTTTTTCAAAACCAAATCCTTTTTGGGAAAGATCTACTTTTAGTGATGAGAACTTTGATAATATAATGTTACTTATTCCAGGGCTGAAATAGCCAATACTACAGAATAGATAATCTCCAGATTTCATTTTTAAAAGAGGAGAATCATAAAGGTCACGGGATTCATTGTTAAAGCTAGCCAAATCAATAAATAGCTTTGATTTATTACCAGGTATACCAACTAATTGTAAATATGTGCTCAATTCCGATGAAGTAAATACTTCTCTTTTTTCCGATATTTTGGATAGTCTTTCTAGCGCGGAGTAACACCTAACCCATTCACGCAGTGTTAAACCAAAAATTAACATGCTCTCATCAGTTAAACATAGAGTCTCGAGTAGTGCTACATATGCCGGAAACTCTGATGTCGTTATTGAATAACCGTTATTAATATCTGCAAGCCTAGTTAAATTTTCATCTACTGTTTTATGGACATTATGTTTATACAACGCCTCCATGAAGTTCTGTGATAACTTTGAATACAGCCTTTCATTTGACATGTAATCCAATCTTATGAATTGTTCTTTAGTTAGATTAAATTCATAGAATGTCTCAAGACCAGCGTTCTCTAATCCATTAGGTAAGTTTGTAGAGGTATATTCATTTAATTCATAATCAAATAGCAGGCATGTTTCTACAGAACGCTCTAAAGAAGACCACAGTATCGAATTGTAAAATATTACCCCAGCATCATTAATATCATCTTCCTTAACATCTACCATGTCAGGAATTACAATGAAACCCCCACTATTTAACTTATAATTAAAGCCAATCATCTTCAAACTAAGAGATAGATAATCGACTGTTTTGGATATTACAACATCAGGAGAGTATGATTCACCTTGTTTGTTTTTTAAGTATGCGGTAGAAATATCAAACAATTTTGGTTCCCGGTTAATGCTCTCTAGATATTTCTTTGTTTCGTTTTTTAAAAAATCTATCTCACCTTGCGCCCGTCTTATTATAGCCCAACACTGTATTTCCGGCGTTTTTTTGCTGATGGGTAAGCTTGATAAGTTAGATTTAATAACATCAAATATTTTTTCCGCACAAATACATAGTTTTTTAAGGTTATCTATTTTTTGTATTAAATCAGGGACACTTGTAGCTCCTTTTAAGTCGGTGAGGAATGAATTTCTTTTTTCCCGTAAATTCACATTGTGGGGTTGTATATTGATGTTTTTTTTAAACATCGCAAAAAGGAAACGAAGTATTTTATCATTATAATTCTGTTTTAACTGTATCACTATGTTCTTTGACTTGAATTTGCAATAGTCGATTTCTAACGTTTTATAGATATTTTCTGCATGTGATTGTGACATAAAGAAACCTTACAGTGGTGGTAATATTTGACATGATGTCCATTGAGGTAGCATGCAGTTTATCCAATATCCTGAATACTCGCAAATTTAAAACAATATTAATGGAGAGTATAAATATCCTGCTTAACCGGACCATTCACTTTGAGAGATCTTCCGGCAAACCAATGTCCGCAGTTCGCTCAAAGTAGACTGTCAGATTTGACAGAGCTTTGGTTACTTAATTTGTCAGTTGGAAACTGAGAGAGTACAAATCAAGGCCGGCGGGCTGATTGCCCGCCTTTTCTTTATCTGTTGTTTCATCCACTGACCAGTCAGGTCAAATAGCGTCTCATGCACTGCCCAACAGAAAATAGTTGCACCCATTAACCACGGAGTTAAACGGATGAGTGACTATCATCACGGCGTGCAGGTGCTGGAGATTAACGACGGCACCCGCGTCATTTCCACCGTATCCACTGCCATTGTCGGCATGGTCTGCACGGCCAGCGATGCGGATGCGGAAACCTTCCCCCTCAATAAACCGGTGCTGATTACCAATGTGCAGAGCGCAATTGCAAAGGCTGGTAAAAAAGGCACGCTGGCGGCGTCGTTGCAGGCCATCGCTGACCAGTCAAAACCAGTCACCGTTGTCGTGCGTGTTGAAGACGGCACCGGCGACGACGAGGAAACGAAACTCGCGCAGACCGTTTCCAATATCATCGGCACCACTGACGAAAACGGTCAGTACACCGGACTGAAAGCCCTGATGGGGGCTGAGTCGGTTACCGGCGTTAAACCGCGCATTCTTGGTGTGCCGGGGCTGGACACCAAAGAGGTTGCCGTCGCACTGGCATCGGTATGCCAGGAACTGAATGCATTCGGGTATATCAGCGCATGGGGCTGTAAAACCATTTCCGAGGTGAAAGCCTACCGCCAGAATTTCAGCCAGCGTGAGCTGATGGTCATCTGGCCGGATTTCCTCGCATGGGATACGGTCACCAGCACCACCGCCACCGCGTATGCCACCGCCCGTGCGCTGGGTCTGCGCGCTAAAATCGACCAGGAGCAGGGCTGGCATAAAACGCTGTCCAACGTCGGGGTAAACGGTGTTACCGGCATCAGCGCATCTGTATTCTGGGATTTGCAGAAGTCCGGCACTGATGCTGACCTGCTGAACGAGGCAGGCGTCACAACGCTGGTTCGCCGCGACGGTTTCCGTTTCTGGGGTAACCGTACCTGCTCCGATGACCCACTGTTCCTCTTTGAAAGCTACACACGCACCGCGCAGGTACTGGCTGACACGATGGCTGAGGCGCACATGTGGGCTATTGATAAGCCCATCACCGCAACGCTGATTCGCGACATCGTTGACGGCATCAATGCCAAATTCCGTGAACTGAAAAGCAACGGTTATATCGTGGATGGCACATGCTGGTTCAGTGAAGAAGCCAATGATGCGGAAACCCTCAAGGCCGGAAAACTGTATATCGACTACGACTACACCCCGGTGCCTCCTCTCGAAAACCTGACCCTGCGCCAGCGTATTACTTCAAGATACCTGGCAAGTCTGGTCACCTCGGTTAACAGCAATTAAGGAGCCTGACCGATGGCAATGCCGCGCAAACTCAAGTTAATGAACGTCTTTCTGAACGGCTACAGCTATCAGGGCGTTGCAAAGTCCGTCACGCTGCCAAAACTGACCCGTAAGCTCGAAAACTATCGCGGTGCGGGGATGAACGGCAGCGCACCGGTAGACCTCGGCCTTGATGACGATGCGCTGTCAATGGAGTGGTCGCTCGGTGGCTTCCCGGATTCGGTTATCTGGGAGCTTTACGCCGCAACCGGTGTGGATGCCGTGCCGATTCGTTTTGCAGGCTCTTACCAGCGCGACGATACCGGCGAAACGGTGGCCGTCGAAGTGGTCATGCGTGGACGTCAGAAAGAAATCGACACCGGCGAGGGTAAACAGGGAGAAGACACCGAGTCGAAAATCTCCGTGGTCTGCACCTATTTCCGGCTGACGATGGACGGTAAGGAGCTGGTCGAAATCGACACCATCAACATGATTGAGAAGGTGAACGGCGTCGACCGGCTGGAGCAACACCGCCGCAATATCGGCCTGTGATTTTCATCCGGTCAGCCTGGCTGACCGGTTAACCCTGATTCAGAAGTGAGAAAACCATGAACAAAGAAAATGTCATTACCCTGGACAATCCGGTTAAACGTGGTGAGCAGGTTATCGAACAGGTCACGCTGATGAAACCTAATGCCGGGACGCTGCGCGGTGTCAGTCTGGCAGCGGTCGCGAACTCCGAAGTCGATGCACTGATTAAGGTGCTGCCGCGCATGACGGCACCGATGCTGACCGAGCAGGAAGTCGCCGCGCTGGAACTGCCTGACCTTGTGGCGCTGGCCGGTAAGGTGGTCGGTTTTTTGTCGCCGAACTCGGTGCAGTGACGTTTCCGAAAAATCTGTCGGTCGATGACCTGATGGCGGATGTGGCAGTGGTATTTCACTGGCCGCCATCAGAACTGTATCCCATGAGCCTGACCGAACTCATCACATGGCGCGAAAAGGCGCTCAGGCGAAGCGGAAACACGAATGAGTAACAATGTAAAATTACAGGTATTGCTCAGGGCTGTTGACCAGGCATCCCGCCCGTTTAAATCCATCCGCACAGCGAGTAAGTCGCTGTCGGGGGATATCCGGGAAACACAAAAATCACTGCGCGAGCTGAACGGTCACGCATCCCGTATTGAGGGATTCCGCAAGACCAGTGCACAGCTCGCCGTGACTGGTCATGCACTTGAAAAGGCACGGCAGGAGGCCGAAGCCCTTGCCACACAGTTTAAAAACACCGAACGCCCGACCCGTGCTCAGGCGAAAGTGCTGGAATCCGCAAAGCGTGCGGCGGAGGACTTACAGGCGAAATATAACCGCCTGACGGATTCCGTTAAACGCCAGCAGCGGGAGCTGGCCGCTGTGGGAATTAATACCCGCAATCTTGCACATGATGAGCAGGGACTGAAAAACCGTATCAGTGAAACCACCGCACAGCTTAACCGTCAGCGTGATGCGCTGGCGCGTGTCAGTGCGCAACAGGCAAAACTTAACGCAGTAAAACAGCGTTATCAGGCCGGAAAGGAACTGGCCGGAAATATGGCCTCAGTGGGCGCTGCCGGTGCGGGGATTGCGGCGGCGGGAACGATGGCCGGTGTTAAGCTGCTGATGCCCGGTTATGAGTTTGCGCAGAAAAACTCAGAATTACAGGCCGTGCTCGGAGTGGCAAAAGACTCTGCCGAAATGGCCGCGCTCCGCAAGCAGGCGCGCCAGCTCGGCGATAATACCGCCGCCTCGGCGGATGATGCGGCCGGTGCGCAGATTATCATTGCGAAAGCGGGTGGAGATGCTGCGGCTATTCAGGCGGCAACGCCGGTCACGCTGAATATGGCACTGGCGAATCAGCGGTCGATGGAAGAAAACGCGCAACTGTTGCTGGGGACTAAGGCATCCTTTCAACTGTCAAATGATGATGTCAGCCATGTGGGCGACGTGTTGTCTGCAACGATGAATAAGTCGGCGGCTGATTTTCAGGGACTCAGTGATGCACTGACTTACCTCGGGCCGGTTGCGAGGACGGCAGGCGTAAGTCTTGAGCAGGCAGCGGCCATGACAGGTGTGCTGCATGACAATAACATCAGGGGGTCAATGGCGGGTACGGGTAGTAGTGCCGTTGTCACCCGATTACAGGCACCGACTGGAAAAGCATGGGATGCACTCAAAGAGCTTGGCGTTAAAACCTCGGACAAAAAGGGAAATATGCGTCCGTTGTTCACCATTCTGAAAGAGATTCAGGCCAGCTTTGATAAACACAAGCTGGGAACGTCTCAGAAGGGGGAATACCTTAAAACCATTTTTGGTGAGGAAGCCCTGAAATCAGCGAACGTTTTACTGGCAGCGGCAGCAAGCGGAAAACTGGATAAGCTGACCGCCACGCTGAAAGCCTCGGACGGTAAAACGGAAGAGCTGGTTAAAATCATGCAGGACAACCTCGGCGGTGACTTTAAGGAGTTTCAGTCCGCTTATGAGGCTGTGGGGACTGACCTGTTTGACCAGCAGGAAGGCGCACTGCGTAAGCTCACGCAGACGGTCACAAAGTATGTGTTAAAACTCGACGGCTGGATCCAGAAAAACAAATCACTGGCGTCAACCATCGGCGTCATTGTCGGTGGTGCACTGGCACTGATTGGTGTCATCGGTGCCATTGGCCTCGTAGCCTGGCCGGTTATCACCGGCATCAATGCCATCATCGCGGCAGCAGGCGCAATGGGTGCAATCTTCACGACGGTTGGCAGTGCTGTTATGACGGCCATCGGGGCGATTAGCTGGCCGGTTGTGGCCGTGGTGGCCGCCATTGTCGCCGGGGCGTTACTTATCCGTAAATACTGGGAGCCTGTCAGCGCATTCTTTGGCGGTGTGGTAGAAGGGCTGAAAGCGGCATTTGCGCCTGTGGGGGAACTGTTCACGCCACTTAAGCCGGTGTTTGACTGGCTGGGCGAAAAGTTACAGGCCGCGTGGCAGTGGTTTAAAAACCTGATTGCCCCGGTCAAAGCCACCCAGGACACCCTGAACCGTTGCCGTGACACGGGCGTCCTGTTCGGGCAGGCACTGGCTGACGCGCTGATGCTGCCGCTTAATGCGTTCAACAAACTGCGCAGCGGTATTGACTGGGTACTGGAAAAACTCGGTGTTATCAACAAAGAGTCAGACACACTTGACCAGACCGCCGCCAGAACTCAAGCCGCCACGTATGGCAGCGGTGGTTATATTCCGGCGACCAGCTCTTATGCAGGCTATCAGGCTTATCAGCCGGTCACGGCACCGGCTGGCCGCTCTTATGTAGACCAGAGTAAAAACGAATATCACATCAGCCTGACGGGTGGTACTGCGCCGGGGACACAGCTTGACCGCCAGTTACAGGATGCGCTCGAAAAATACGAGCGGGATAAACGTGCGCGCGCCCGTGCCAGCATGATGCATGACGGTTAAGGAGGTGACGAAAAATGATGCTCGCGTTAGGTATGTTTGTTTTTATGCGCCAGACGCTGCCACACCAGACCATGCAGCGTGAATCAGATTATCGCTGGCCGTCAAATTCCCGTATCGGCAAACGGGATGCCTTTCAATTTCTCGGTGTGGGTGAGGAAAACATCACGCTTGCCGGTGTGCTTTATCCCGAACTGACCGGCGGAAAGCTGACGATGACCACGCTCAGGCTGATGGCGGAGGAAGGCCGGGCGTGGCCGTTGCTGGATGGCACTGGCATGATTTACGGCATGTATGTCATCAGCAGGGTGAGTGAAACAGGGAGTATTTTCTTTGCAGACGGCACACCCCGAAAAATTGATTTTACGCTGTCGCTCACCCGCGTTGATGAATCACTGGCCGCGCTGTATGGCGATATCGGTAAACAGGCGGAATCGCTCATCGGTAAGGCTGGCAGTATGGCGACCAGATTCACGGGTATGACGGGGGCGGGATAATGCTGGATGCGCTGACATTTGATGCAGGCAGTACGCTGACGCCGGATTACATGCTGATGCTCGACAGCAGGGATATTACCGGCAATATCAGCGACCGTCTGATGAGCATGACCCTGACGGATAACCGGGGCTTTGAGGCTGACCAGCTTGATATTGAACTGAACGATGCCGACGGGCAGGTCGGGCTGCCGATTCGTGGCGCTGTCCTGACGGTGTATATCGGCTGGAAAGGTTTTGCCCTGGTATGCAAAGGGAAATTTACCGTTGATGAGGTTGAACACAGGGGCGCGCCGGATGTGGTCACCATCCGCGCCCGGAGTGCAGATTTTCGCGGGACGCTCAATTCCCGCCGTGAAGGCTCATGGCATGACACCACACTCGGTGCGATTGTTGAGGCGATAGCCTCCCGTAACAAGCTGGAAGCCAGTGTCGCTCCGCCACTGGCCGGAATTAAAATCCCGCACATCGACCAGTCGCAGGAGTCTGATGCGAAATTCCTGACCCGTCTTGCTGAACGCAACGGCGGCGAGGTGTCGGTAAAAATGGGAAAACTGTTGTTTCTCAAAGCGGGGCAGGGGGTGACGGCCAGCGGTAAAAAAATCTCGCAGGTCACCATCACCCGCAGCGACGGCGACCGTCATCATTTTGCGATTGCTGACCGTGGAGCCTATACCGGTGTAACGGCAAAGTGGTTACACACCAAAGACCCGAAACCGCAAAAGCAGATGGTAAAACTGAAACGCAAAAAGAAAGAGAAACACCTGCGCGCACTGGAGCACCCGAAAGCGAAACCGGTCACGCAGAAGAAAGCGCCAAAAGTACCGGAGGCGCGCGAAGGTGAATACATGGCCGGTGAAGCTGACAACGTTTTTGCCCTGACCACGGTATATGCCACGAAAGCGCAGGCCATGCGTGCCGCTCAGGCGAAGTGGGATAAACTGCAACGGGGCGTTGCGGAGTTCTCCATCAGCCTGGCTACCGGTCGTGCTGATATTTACACGGAAACACCGGTCAGAGTGTCAGGCTTTAAGCGCGTCATAGACGAGCAGGACTGGACAATCACTAAGGTGACACATTTTCTGAATAATAGCGGCTTCACGACGTCCTTAGAGCTTGAGGTCAGGCTTTCTGACGTGGAGTACGAAACAGAAGATGATGAGCAATGAGTTGTTTTATCTATTTGTTTTATAAGGATAAAATAACTAAAATGGCACCATCAACAAAACCGGAAGAGGTGCTCGCGATGTTTCATTGTCCTTTATGCCAGCATGCCGCACATGCGCGTACAAGCCGCTATATCACTGACACGACAAAAGAGCGTTATCACCAGTGTCAGAACGTGAATTGCAGCGCCACGTTCATCACTTATGAGTCGGTACAGCGATACATCGTGAAGCCGGGAGAAGTCCACGCCGTAAGGCCGCACCCATTGCCGTCAGGGCAGCAAATTATGTGGATGTAA